AAGACTTCTGAATAATCCGTCAACTATTCGTGCTGTGCCCCGGCATAGCTCCACTATTGGAAGTAGTGAATCCAGTATGAAACCTAAGACACACGTGGCTCCTCACTGCTTGCATAGGGAAAGCGATGACTTTCACTAACCTTCATAAATAAATGGTTAATAAAAGTATAAAACGTAAAATCTTGTTACATATAGTAAACAAGCTTTACATATTATTTCACCACTTCGCCTCTTTAAGCAGAGTCGATTTAAGGCTTGCCATCAGAATAGTCCGAAGCTTTGACAGGTGGTACACTTGCGAAGGTGTACACGGCCTGAAAAGAGCCAAGACTATGTCTAACTATTTTGTTAGACAACTGATGGGGACCCCTTTGGATATAGTTCCTTTAAGTTCCAAGAATAAGCGCCTATCCAATAAGGCACTACTTTCGTGTAATTGTACACTAAGTAAAATATTCTGGACCAGTATCTTTTCCTCTTATCGGTTATTTCTAACCGATCCGGTACTCGATACATCCACGATTACAAGTGGAGTTAAAGGTAGACTTTTAGGTCTATTTAAGTGGAGATACTTAAGTAGCCTGAAACGAGTTAATAAATCGTTCAGGGTCGACCAAAACTGGAGTGCCACATTCAAATGGCACATAAGCGGATCCTCGGGGCCTAATGGAACCCCGGCATACGCCCGGTATTTGGACGATTTAAGAAGTCTGAGCAACAGCAGCGTGATGATTGGGATTTTAATCCTTCTCTTCACACTTCCGTATGATAACAAACGGGAAGCTGTCAAGGCTCTTGAAGACGCCTATCTTGAATCCTTCAAGTTAGGTGATAGTAAGTCTATCCATTCAAGGCTTTGCTTCCTTAGCGATAAGGGAGGAAAGACGAGGGTGGTTGCGATTGGAGACATCCTTTCGCAAAGCTTACTAAAAACGGTACATCGAAGGTGTAACCTCGTTTTGAGGCGTCTTAGTCAAGACGGCACTTTCGATCAAGATTCAGCACGTCATTTTATCAAGAAGATGTCTGGGGACTCAGTCCCCTTAGCATCGATTGATTTAACGGCCGCTACTGATCGCATGCCGGTACTATACCAAGTATTCGTCATCGTCAGTCTCCGCATCTTAACTCCTTTACAGGCGTTAGGATGGTGGTGGGTCACAACGAGAAGGTCCTTTACCTTCAAAGAGGGTAAGGACACGAAGTACGTAAGGTACAGTGTAGGACAACCTATGGGATTGTTATCGAGCTGGCCAGTAATGGCGATCTCGCATCACTATCTCGTAAGGTTATCTTTCGCAGCTCAGGGATTTAACCCTGTCCGCGCTGACTATCGCGTGTTAGGTGATGACCTAACATTACGTGGTTTCGGTGTAGCTGAAGAATATCTCAGATTAATTTCATACTTAGGTATGGATTACTCTCCAGATAAAACTTATATCGCAAAAGGAGTGGCAGAATTCGCAAAAAGCTTATACTGCCATGGGGAAGAGTTAACACCTTTTCCCCTTGCCCTTCTTCGATTTAACGAGAATACACTTGTGTCGAACGTATTGGCTATACTGTCCGAGTGTGATAGAATTAATCTACCTATCACAGCGCAATCGTTATTGGGATTATTCCCCTATCGGTGGCGCAACTTGGTCTTGTTAGCCGCGTTGTCACCGAAAAGCCCACGATATGTTCTAGATTTGCAGCCAAGAACGGATCAATGGGTATTTTTACAATTTGTATATGCACAAAAGATAAGATACTTCTCCAGAGTGGAAACAGTCTGGGAAAGTACTCACGCTTTTGCGTATATGAACCCTAGTAAGTCTGTTAAATTAGGAGATCCTTTATGTTCTCCATTTATACAGATTGGAAAGGATAATAGTGAAAATTATCCTGTCCGGTATTTGAGGGACGATAAACGTCTTTTATCACCTCAAGTACTCTTAGGGTTAGGTTGGACTTCTTATTGCACTAAATCTTGGCCTACAGGCTTACCGCCTATAGGTGATTCAACGCTAAATCCAGGTCCTACTTGGAAGAAGGATATACGGAATCAGTTAATATTCCGGTCTTCCCTTACCAAGTTTAACAAGCTTATGCCGGGTTACTTCACAGTACGCTGTGTTGGTAAACAGGTAGGTGAGTAATTGTAACTCCTTTGCAAGGAG